ATAAGCAGTATCTCCTGTCCAATTATCAAATACATAATTTTGAGCAGGAGCATTAGCTATAATCTGCCTTACATCTCCGGGTTTAAGTAAAGTATTACTTCCAGTTCCATTATTAACTGTTAAAGTTCTATATGGAAGAAATGTTGCAGTTACAGTACAATCTAAGAATGGCATTGTTACAGTAGTAGTTCCAGCATTAACATCAGTAACTACTGAAGCAGGATCATTCCAATGATCAAAATAGAAGTTGTTAACAGAATTTGCTATGATTTGAATGAGTTCATTACCAGTATATTGTCCTGTACCTGTACCATTAGCAACAGTTAAAAGATGTTTAAGACCTGCATCAAATGTAGGAAACACCTTCAAAGTATTACAGTTTGTAACACTAGGTTTGATTCTAAGAATCATTCCACCGTCTCTTAGGTAATTATATACTGCACTCATAATTATAAGTTTGCATGATCATTATTATAAGCACACCAAGCAGGAGTACTAAGTGCTGCCCATGCGGTGTTATCTGTTACTTCTGAAATGACATCTCCATTAGCAAAATGAGTTGCTTTTAAATTTTCAGCCATCCAACATTGACCTCCTATTGTAACACAAGGATAAGTTATACCGTCAATAACTACTGAAGTGGCTGTGCCTGAATCTTTGATAAGACGGACACCATTACCCCATCTCTGAATATATGAAACATGATTGAAAATTGTATTGTTATATGTAAGAATCCATGCCAAGTAATGATCTCCTCCATCCCATGTAGATGTCCATAACGAGCACTGACTCTTATTAAGACTAAACAATCCTGATGCTGGATTTCTATTTCCAGTTCCAACTCCATTAAACCCACTAGAATTATCTGCTCCCGTATTTGGTGTATTCCAATGGGTAGTTCCAGTTTCTTTTAAGTACCCTCCAGATACAGATGTGCCACCTAGTGTTGTAGCAAGTGTATTGTATTCTGTATCACTTGGCAAGTGCCACCCTGCCACAAAACCCCTACTATCATTTGCAGCATAGCAATTATATAATACACCATAGACTGTATTTGCCCAAAGAATATTATAATTACTTGTAATAGTTATATTAGCATCAGGCATAGTAACAATAGCTTGTTTATTGTTTAGATTATCAAGATATTGAGTATCACCTGACCAATTAACAAAAACTTGTCCTGTTACTGTATTAGCTATAATAGTTCTTTGTTGTGCTGGTATTACTTTGGTATCTATCATGGTTTAAATGTATGAATCATTATTGTTATAAGAACACATTGCTTCTATTGTTAAAGCTGCCCAAGCTGAATTAGTATAAACAGTAGCATTTATTAATGATCCATCTCTATATTTTGTTTCTGCTAAATTAGAAGACATCCATTCCTGTGTTCCTACGCATATACTTCTATAAACTTTTTCATCATTTCCTATATAACTACCAGTTTGACCATGTGTAAGAGTTGTTGAATCTTTTATAAGTCTTATTACAGAACCTTGATTTTTATTATTATCATTACTTATACTACCATAAGATGTTGTAGCTAATATATTTATTCCATAAAAATATATACCATTAAGATTAGAACACATTAATACAGTATTACTATTAAATACTCCTGATATTCTAATACCATTACCTCTTACATTAAATCCTACTTCATTTGTAGCTCCTGTGTTTGGTGATAACCAATAAGTAAATCCAATTTCTTTTAGTTTACCACCCATGTTAGTACCACCACCTAAATAAGTTTGAAGAGTAGTTGCTTCAGTACTTGTAGGTATATGCCATCCTGTATTTGATAAATTTCTGTTGTCAGTAGCTGCATACCAATTGTATAGTTTTCCATAATTAATATTAGTAAGTATTCCCGGAAGTATAACTCCTTGATTAACTGTCAATACTCTATAAGGATTGTAAGTAGAAGTTAATACAACACTATGATTTGGTATAGTGACAACAACTTGTGAATCAGTAACTAAACCAGTAGTAATATGATCTACATCACCAGTCCATTGTTTAAATGAATAGTTATTTGCATCAGGACTATTAGCTATAATAGTTCTTACAATTGTAGGTTTTAAATTGTGTTCTATTGACTGTGACATAACTTAAATATTAGCATCATTATTATTATAACTACACATTCCAGAAGTTGTGAGATTTACCCAAGCAGTTCCATCTGTAACAATAGGTATCAATGAACCATCTCTAAACTTAGTTTCTGCTAAGTTATCTGCAATCCAAACTTGATTTCCTATTTTACAAGTTCTGTAAATCTTACCATCATTACCTTGATAAAATCCGGGATCAGTTGAATCAGTTTTTATTAATCTAATAGATATACCAGTATATTTAAACTCTCCTGATATACTAGTATATCCATAATGACTATATAGATAATAAATAAAAGCATTGTTATCTGTTGACCAAATATGTCCATTAAGATTTAGATTAGAAAATACTTCTGTTCTTCTTCCACTACCTCTTCCATTCCATTTAGATTCATTAGTTGCACCTACATTTGGAGTTTGCCAATAGGTTAATCCAGTTTCTTTTAACTTTCCACCAGCAACTGATGATCCACCAAGAGCAGCATTTAATGCTTGTATTTCTGTTACAGTTGGTACACGCCACCCACTAGCACCAATATTTCTTGCATCAGTACCTACATACCAATTATAGAGTCTTCCATAGTTTCCAGATACAAATTGTCCGGGTATAATAATACCATCATTAACAGTTAAGTCTAAGAATGGTAAGAAGTTAGCAGTAACTATAACATCTTTTGCTGGCATAACAGCATTAGGATTTATAATTGATTTACTACTAAGTACATTATCAACATCAGTCCAACTATCAAAATACTGTCCTGAAGGTTCAGTTGCAACAACTGCTATAGTCCTACCTTCTTTATAATCACCATCACCAGTACCATTAACCACATTCAAAATAAATAAGAATGGATCAAAAATGAATAGATCAGTAATAGTAGAAACAGGTTTATTGAATACATTAATGTCTTGAGAATTAAATATATGTGAGACAGTAGTGAGGTATGTGCCATCTTCTTTATAAATATCAAATTCAATTTTAGATGTTTGACACTCTGCAAATGTAGTAGCCACCCAAACTTTGTATGAAATAGTTAATTCATATTGATCTGGATTATCATTCTTAATTAAAGAAGCTGCAACAAGATCAAACTCAGGCATCTCTGACTGATTCATTCTTACATTTATACTAATTCCACAAGGTTGTTCAGTAGTAGTTGTAGTACTTGTAGTAGATATATCTGTTGTTACAGGAAGTGTAGTTGTTGTAGTTGATACATCTGTTGGTAAACAAGCATCATGTTCATAATAAGACATACCACCAGTTTCAAGACTTGACCAATCTTCATTTGAAATGGGAGTATAAATACCATTATCAAATCCTTTAATCCAATCACCATTTCTATATCTTTTACCATTAAAACTACTTGCTGTCCAAGTTTGACTTCCAATGGTAATACAAGGATAGATATTTCCATCATAATCAGTTGCTGTTGTTGGAGTGCCTGAATCTGCAATAAAACGTATAGAAGTACCTACAGTTTTATATGCATTTCCTAAACTCATAATTGTGTTTGTAAATTCACAAGTATAAACTACATAAGCTACTCCATATTGTTCTGTACTAGCTAAAAGTGGACAAGTATGTTTTAATTGAATAAATGATCCATCATATTCTCTATATCCACCACCTCTTGCATTAAATTGATATTCATTAGTAGCTCCTACATTTGGTTCAATCCAATGTGTTAATCCTGTTTCTTTAAATTTACCACCTAAAAAATACCAACTGTTAGTAACAGGATCAAAAGTATCTAATGAATTTAATAATATTTCCCATTCTGTTTGTGTAGGTACATGAAATCCTATAGGTGCTATATTTCTACTATCTACAGCAGCATACCAATTATATAATGCACTAAATTCTGAGCAATTTGTAATTACTGGTGCAGATGTAGTAGTGGTTGTAGTTGGTAAATTAGGATCAACTGTTGTTGTGGTTGTACTGGTTGTACTAGTTGTAGTAGATGTAGATGTTATTGGATGCCAATCAACTAAAGTAGTAGTAGTAGTAGTAGTATCATTTACTTGTATTAATTTACATATATAAGCTTCAAACTTAGCTAAAAATCTTTGAATTCTCTGAGTTGTAGTAGTAGTTGAAGTAGTAGGAATCAGTGTTGTAGTGGTTGTAGTTGTTGAAGAGGTACTTGTACTGGTTGTTACAGCAATGGTTGTAGTTGGAAGTGTAGTTGTAGTTGTGGTAATCTCTATTAATTTGCAGATTAAGTTAACAGCTTTAATAGCATAAGAAATATCAGTATCAAGAATACTACAGATATAGTTCCTGAATTTAATTGCTGTTTTATTACCTTCTTCAACAAGAGAGCAGACAGCCTGTGAATCTAAAAACCTTATCTTATACTCCTTTTTTCCAAGTGGAATTGGTGGTTCTGGAATACACTTTTTTTTTTGAAAGTAATATTCTGTAAAACCACACATTTCTACATGACCACAGTTAATGTCTAACTTGTAGTTGTCAGAAAGAGCTTTAGATAAAGTTACTAGATCACAAACATTAATATGGCATTTATTTGCATCCACAATCCTCATTTGTAACACTGTTTAAACTGTCTGCAAGATAACTAAAAATATCATACATGTTTTCACAACTACAAGCATTGTTTGAAGATTGTGTTAATGTATAATGCATTAGTAATAAGTGCATCTTATGTGGGTCACATTCAGTTCCATCAGTGTACAATTGAAGTTTACCAGCCATTTCACAATCCCAAAAGAAACAAGAATGTTCCTCAATGAGAATGTTATCAGTGGTAGTTACAATTGAAGTAATATTATAAATACCATCTACAAAGGCATCAAGACCAAAGAAAGATGGTTTTAGAAGAATCATATCATTGCTGAGAATCATATCAGGATTTAACAAGTATGTAAAATATTGTTCCTGATCAGCTCCCAAAAGAGTAAATACAACCTTATCCATAATTAGATTATGAGAAAGATTGGTAATAGTAATGTTTCCTAAATCTTCATGTACAATACCTGTTACAGTAGTTGCAGGAGAATTAAGGGTTGTATGAATAACAGTTGCTATTCTTGGTACAACTGTATTCTGTACAAAAATATTTGTAGTTGCAATTGGCTCAGATATTATTAATGGAAATAACTGATTTGTAAAGATGTTCCTTACATAAATCTGTTTGATATAGATGTTTGCACTTGCAAGAAAATCTATTGACCATGTAGTTTTAGGAACTGTAAGATCAATATTTTTGGTAATTAAACTACCATTGTTTACTTTTCCAGTAATTTGTAATTCTTTAAGGATACCTGTATTGTATCCATTTTCATAAGAGAAAGGAGAAACTTTAAGGAAGTCACAGTTCAATTTTTCAAGGATCATGGTAGTAGGTATTAAAAGATTAAAAGAAAGGGGGAATTACCCCCCTCTCCATGCTTAATCAACCAAATTAAGCACCAGTAGTAGTAGTAGTAGTAACAGGAGCTGCAACAGTACCAGAAGTTGCATTATGAGCATTAACTGCATCAACTAAGATAGCAATTAAAGCAGCATAAGTTGCACCTTCAGGGATAGCAATAAGAGTCTCCAATTGATTACTGTAAGGAAGATTACCACCAGAATGAGATTCAAACTCATAGTTCAACCTTAAAGTCCAGTACTTAGTTGATGCATCAGCAAAAATCTTAGTACTATGTCCAATGAGACCTGTCAAAGTAGAATCCCTGTAAATTCCGGGATTGCCATTCCAACCACCAGCAACGTATTCAAGCTGGGCAATATCATAACCAAGACCTTCAGAATATACAGGTTCTACACTTGTAAGAATATAATCAGTGACAATAAAATCACCACCAATACCAATATTTACTTTGTATGGTCTGAGTTTTCTGTATTTAGGATTTAATCCACCAAGAGTGTCAACTTTTTCATCAACACCAAATGTAAATACAACATGAGTATCAGCTCCACCATTAACTATAGGTACAGTAGCAATAATAAGACCTTCAGTGTCTTTATTAACTTCAGCAGCAATAGAATCAGCAAAGTCTGCAAGTGAAGGAGCTATTGCACCTGTACTTACAACAAATGCTTTAGTAGGATGATCAAATCCATGCATATACATAGAATCATTATTCATAAAGGAGAACCTTATGACATATTCTTTGTTTGCAGCAGGAACAAAATCTGTTAAATTAAGAGTTGAAACTTGTGCAGCTTCAGTAACAGATGCCTGAGAAAATGCAGTGTTGATTTTGCTTTTCTTAATATATTCACCAGCAGATTTTCTGATGTCACCAAGAGTGCCAGCAGAATTTGGAATCCCAACTGCCCAGTAGAATTTATCTGGAAAAGCACCATTGGGATCAACTGCAAGATTGGTATCTGCATTGAATAACCCAAGCTGACCAACAGCAAGTTGATCTAAACCATAACCTGTTGTACAGATTCCAGTATTAGAAACAACCAGTACTTGAAATATAGGATTGTTTTTCATTTAATTATGAATTAAAAGTTAATAACTAGTTAGTAATCTGAGTTTTAGACTGCTTAACTTGATAATTAGAAAGCAAATCACCAGTTGTAATGAGTACAGCAATGTCAACAACTTCACTTAGTACGTCACTGGGTAATTCACAATTCTGAAAACCAGTTAATTTAGTTTCCCCATCTGGCATAAAATACTCACTACCAACAAAGTCAATAGCAGTATGAATGTATTTGGGAATTCTTACATAACTCAAATATACTTCTTCAACAGAGAATGTTTCATCAGTTAATACTTGAATAGTATTTCCTGCAAACATTATATTGAGTTCTCTCCATTCAAAAGAACTTGAATGAAATTCAGTTTCTTTATCATCATGTTGAATGATATTGGTTCTGATTTTAGCATTACAAGTATCTTTCTTGCATACACCGTATGAAGAGAGATGTATCATATAATCATCTGGAAGTACTGCTGAAAATACTTTATCAGATGATTTAGATAATGTCAATTTTTTATTTTCTTCAATAATTGGTCTGATACTGTCAATAGTCCTCTGAGAAGTTTCAAGTCCAACAACATTGAATTTTGGTTCAGCTATCATCTTAATAAAGATGTTTTGAGCTTCATTCAATTTCCAATCAATTTCAGGAACTTTTAAATTTCTGTTTTGACTGCTATCTATTTTGTTAAGCTTCTGCTTAAAATCATAGTGCATATTTCTAACAGTATTTACCATAGTCTTTTATTGATTATTTTGAAGTTAATTTTTCCATGATTGTGACCTTCATTTTTGCATTCTGAGGGTCTAAGAACCAAGCAACACACTCTTCATAATCATTGGATAATCTCTCACCCATGTAATAGATTGCAGCAGATTCTTTAATCAAAATGTTTCTGTGAATTGCTTCCAAAATAGTAGCTCTCACATAGACTTCAGCTTTATCCATCTTTGTTAATCTGATGAATTCTGCTGGATTTTCTTCAATTTGTTTATCAAGTTCAACACTTAAGAAGTTTGCACTTCTGCCATGTAATGACTTGTCAGACATGATTTGAATAACATTACTTTGTTCTTCCAAAGACATTTTTGCAGCAATTGCAACACATTTGTTTTTCCTTTGGATTTTACTAGCCTTCAGTTCAATTTCTTCAGACTCATCATGAATAACAAACAATGCTTCAGGCCATAAACCTTCATCAAGTTCTTTCTGTGAATTTGCACAAAATTTACTTGCTTTTAAATTTTTAATCTTCACAAAGTCAGATGCTTTCTCATCATTAAAGATGGTTGTCTGATTTGGAAGTTTAATTCTTGCAGGTGCTGAACTCCAATAAGGATGAGGTTGGTTTGCATTAAAGGTATTTGATAAATCAACACCTAATAATCCTTCATACTTTTTTTGTTCTACCTCTGTTAGTCCTGTAGCATAAGCTCCTGTTTCTGGATCATATAATACTTCACTAACAAATGGCTGAGTAAAACTTTCTGCTCCTTCTTTCTCATGCCATTTTTTTGTTGGAATTGGTCTTACTTCTACTAACATACTTTTTGGTTTTAAATTCATTCAAATTTAAGCTTTTTATTTCAAAGAAAATAAGAAAGTGATAGATAATTAAATCTACCACTTTCTAAAGAGTTATTAGTTTCTCTGCAATTTCAGTTCACCACATTTGGTCACATCTTCAATGTGAACTCCTGCTTGTTTCTGAACATGCATTTCATAATAGTCACCTGAGTGAGCCATAGCACCATTGTTTACAGGGCCATAAGGAGACTGCAAACCATGTACATAACCAAGTTTGAAACCTTTGTTCTTGTTGACAATCTCAACATTTGGGCCACCTTTACCTTCAGAGAAATCAAGGAAAGTATATCTCATTGATTCAATTGGGTATCCAGTAACTTCATCAATTTCAAAGTTGATTTCTCTGTCATCATAGAGAGGATTGTGGACAAGTTCCAAAGTAGAACCATTAGCCATTCTGTATTTCACAAACTGGTATCCAGCAGCATAGGCATTCTCATTATAAGGAGAACTAGCTTTGTCAATCAAGAACTGATCAACAACTTTTACAAATCCAGTCTTGTTCATCCAATCCTGAACTGCACGGTGGAAAATCAACATTCCATATTCACCTGTAAATGCTTTGATTTGTCTTCCTTTGCCGGGTTTTACTCTGCCATAGAAAATGTCCATCAAATACTCTTCAATCAGAGTAGCAGTTAAATGTGAATAGTTGTACACATGTGAGTCTTCCAATTGCTCTTGAACTCCTGGCCCAGAGTAGATTGGTCTTCCATTAGCACCAATTACAGTATCAGTTGAACGTGAATACCAGAATCCTCTTTCAAGTTCCCTGTACCATTGTTCCCAATACTCAACTTCTGCATATTTGATCCATGAATCATGCATTGTTCCTTTGCTGTCTGCAATTTTAACTGCAAGAACATCATTGGCTGCATCACCAGTAACCTTATACATTTTACGGAATCTTGACATGTGATTCTTGAGAGAGATAGGCATACTGTACTGGGTAGAACCAGACTGTTCTGCACCTTCTTCATACTGAGAGAAAAGTTTTGCCCAAGGAACTCCTACAGTTAAGTATTTCTTTGGAATAAAGAACTTAGGATCATCACTCATACCTCTTACAGCATAAATAGTTCCACCACCTCTTGTTCCAAGTACTTCCTGAATACGTACCTGATATTTCTTATTAGCAGCTCCCGGAGTAATAATATCACCAGCAAGATACCAAGGTTCATCCAACTTAATGTTGAAAACAGATTTGAACTTGCCCGGATATGTTACACCAGCAGTTAAGTCTTCAACAACTACCAAAGGTCTTGTATTAGCACCTTTCAATTCCCATTCCCAATGAGTAGAATTTGTAGTTCTGGCAGATGGAGACAACATAGTAGTCAAGGGATTATCAGAATACCTTGTTGAGGTAAAGAGCTGAGTCATTTTCCCTTCAAAAACATCTGGCTTTGCAATCAAAGCAGCACCAAGATTGTTCATCTCAGTCATATTTGCGTGCCAAGGCATTTGTTTTACAATGAGTTTATTCTGTACTTTCATTTTGGTTTATTTTTAATTTTGAATTAAAAATTGATTATTAGAAATAATCAGTGAGACTTCTTTTCTTTGTTTGAGAAGCAGAAGCTAATTTACTTTTCTTATTTTCCAAATTTGATTTAATCTTTTTGGCTGCTTCAGTTTCCTTACTAATTACCATGTCTGATGTATCAAATTTGTTCTTTAAGAGTTTTGCAAGTATTAACAATTTATCAGGTTCTTCTCTTAATACTCTGCTAAGTTCAGCTTGAAATCCAGTAAGGTATTGGTTTCCTTTAAGTTTAACTAATGGTTTAGTGACATAATCAATATACTCATCAGCATTCTTCTTATTAAAAACAAATCCATTTACATTTTCAATTGTATTAGCAGTTGTTCTGAGTGAACTAATAAAGGCTTTCTTATCATCCTCTCTTTGTTTTTGTGCATCCAGTTGATCTTTTAGGAGCTGGTCTGTTGCTGCTTTTTTATCAGCAGTAATTTTTGTGTTATACTTTTCAGCATATTTTTGTTTTTTTCCAGATTCCTTTAGCCAGTCCAGTTTGTCCTCAATATCATCATCATCAAGGTTTTCAACAGTTTTATACCAGTGTTTTAAAATGGCATCCTGACCAGCTTCTGTATCAGTATCAACTTCAGGCACAGCACTTGTTTGAGAATAAAACTTAAAGAAATCAGATGTTTTACCACCTGCTCTTTTAAATTTGATAAAAGCACCACCATCTTCATCATTCATTTCAGCTATGAAATCTTGAATGGCTTGGTCTGTCCTTGCTTCAACTTCTTCTTCCTGTAATTCAAAGAACTTCTCTTCACTAATTTTACCATCTTCAGGTAAGGTTGCAAATTGGAAAACTCCTTTTTCTTTTAATTCTGTTGATAAACTTGAGTAGAATTCTTCATCCTCATCTAGTTTATCTTCAGTCTCAACATCTTTTATCTTTTCAGATTTTGATGCATCAAAGAACTCTTCTTCTTCCTCTTCTTTTTCCTCTTCTTCTGGCTTGATGTCTTCAGGTTTCTTTGTTTCAACTGCTGGTTTCTTAACTTCTTCTATGAACTGCTCTTGTTGCTGTTCAGTAGTTTCTGTTTTAATACCAAAAAATGAATCTTCAGAATCCCATGCAAAGTTGTCTAAAAGGTTAGTCTGTGATTCTACAGTTTCACCTTCTTGTTGCTTCTCTTTACTCATTACTCTACAAATTTAGGTTAAATATTTACAATACTACATATTCAAAATGAATGTTTTTAAAATCACATCTAATAGAGAAAATTATGTTTTAGGCTTTTTAAGTGCTGCTTTAGCCTTAATTTTAAGTTCCTCATCAGTTTGTTTATTGGTTACTTCATCTTGTTTTAACTGGTGATTAAATTTATTTTCTTCTAATGCTTGTTGTCTAAGTTTGATTTGTGCATCAAGTCCATGTTTTGCAACTTCAAGAATATCAGGTTCTCCATCCTTATCCATGTCTTTGTCAACATTAAATCCCATTGACATTATAACCTGTTTTTGAATTTCAGTTTTCCTTCTTTCTTCTTCTTTGATTACAATTATATCTTCATCATGTTTCCATTGTTCTCTTAGGAATTGTCTTTGTTTTTCTGCTGCTGCTGCATCCTGTTGTGCTTTAGCATCTTGTGCTGCCTGTTGTCTTTCTTCAGCATTCTTTTCAGCAACTTCAAGTAATTCTTCAGCTTCCTGAACAGATTCTGACCTGATTACTTTAATAACATCTGAAAGTTCAGCCTTCTGATTTTGCATTGCTGCCTGAGACAATTGTTGTACAGCTTGTTTAGCATCCCATGCTTTAGATGAATTTGCAATAAAAAATCCATAAGTAGAACTATCAAGTAACTCTGAATCAATCTCAAGCATTCTTGTTGAAAGATCATCAATTACATATATTAATTTATCTATGTTTTCTTCTACATAAATATTTTTAGATGTATCAACAATTGATTGAAGTACATTCCTTTTAATCTGATTATGAAGTTCAAAATAAGGTTCAAGAATGTAAGAAGATTGTGTGTAATTTAATTGATTGTTGCCAACAGATTCATTAGGTGCAGTTTGACCTTCCATTGGTTTAGTGATTCCAACACTTGCACCACATCTAAGTTCTATGTAATCTGCAAGTTGAATATACTTTTGAATATCAGATACCAAGGACATATCAATTTCTTTGGCAGCATTGACAATATCACCTTGACCACCTCTATTACCTTCTTCATTTGGATTAAGAAATCCAATTTTACTTGATTCCATGTAGTACAGCATCTTCTTTAAATCAATACCTTTACTCTTTGGAATCATATTTAGATTCATCATCAGGATTTTACCCTTATCAGAAGCCATTAACATTTCAATCCTGTACATGATAATGTCAAAATAAAACTGCCAAGGTTTCATTCTATCCATTAAAGATGTAATCTGAGAATTCATATTATCATAGGCAGCACCTTTATAGGATAATTTACATTCATAGAGATTGTTAATATCCTTATGTTGTCCGGGTACTGGTCTCATTCTTTTATAGATTGCATCAGACATGTAACCAATCTTATATCCTTCATGAGATTCAGGAATATAAGTCCATTTAATTCCTAAGTCACCATTATCCTTATTTATTTTGTAGTCTTCAGAAACAATAGTCATTTCCTGTTTACCAGTCTGAGGACTAATATAATATAAGTATCCAATTTTTCTAAGTGATTTGAAGTTTGCATGAAACACTCTGACTGTATTTGCCATAGTCTTTCTATCTTCTGAGAATGTAAATGTAGGGTCAGCATAAGCATCAGCTCCACCTTTAACTCCCCACTCATAAATCTTATCTAACTCATCATCAGTTAGTTCATCACCAAAAAACTCAAGAATTTTTGAAGGTGACATATCATAAGTTGCACATGCCCACTCACCATCTTCAATGAATTTTAAATCAGGTGACTTGTCATAGTCAAAGTTTAATGAGTTAACTGCATGAAAGTCTGGTTGTTTGAAAGCTTCACCAACATAAAATACTTCAAGTCCTGATAACAATGCATGTTTCCATCCATCATTAAATACATCTTTGATTGTTAATTTTTCAATGAGATATTCAAGAAGCTGACTCATTAAAGCTTCAGCAGGGTCTTGATGATCCCTTTCCATATATTTTTTGATTTCTTCAGGAGTTGCTCCTTTAATTTCCTGAGCAACTTGTTGTTGTATTTGAGCAGCTTCATCATCAGATAGTTTTCTTCCTTTGCTTTGTTCTGCTGCTTTCTGTTGTATCTGAGCAACAATTGGTTGCATTATTTCTCCAATTACATACTCTTTTAATCTTCCAAAATATTCTTGTTCTTTTCTTGTAGTAGCTTCTTCATTAACAGCAATTACCTTCCATCCAAAAGGTTTCTTTGATTCCATTCCAAGTAGAACTTTTATCTTTCCAGATGTAATATCCCTGTTGGTAAATGTTGCTGGCATCTCTCCAAGTCCTTCACCATAAGGTTTACATACATGTTTGAATTCTTCAGTATCAATGATGTTGTTATACAAATCATAGTTTGTCATCATCCTTCTTTGTAAAGAAACACCATCAAATCCTGCAAAGTCCATGAATGATCCTGCATCAAAGCCATCTATTTTATTTCTGTACCACTCAAAGTCATTGGCTTCTTTCTTTCTTTGAGTTATTCTGTCATGGTACTTAGTTATTTCCATAGTTTTTTTGTAAAGGTAATTAGTTTCTTTTATATAATCCATCCATGAAGTCAGTTATTTCACTTGCTTCCATTTCACTAACAGGTTCATACAATTTTTCCTCTTCTTCATCTTCAAGATACATCATTAATATCATGAATGACATTACTCTGTCAAAGTTACCTTTCCTGTTGTAAAATATTAACTCTTCAAGTAACCCCGGAGAATTAATAGTATGTAAATTTAGAATTTTATTACCATTTTCATCAAAATCTCTTTCTCTTAATAGCCATCTTTTGATATATTTTTCACCAGCATCTTTTAACTTATCATTCATGTGTACTCCATACACCCTTTTAACCTTACTATTCTTAATCACAGAAGCAATTACACTGTCAGGTTGTGCTGCAAGCAAATGTAATTTTTTTCTTCTTGTAAAATAACTCTGTACTTCAGTTACTTCATTTTCATATCCTAGTTCACAAGAGTATAATTCCATCAGCATCTCAATATTTCTATTGTGATCATCAGATGTGTTAGGTCTTCCTACATACTCAGCAACAATTTGATCTCTTGTATAACTAAACTTTTCAAATCCTTTATGAACATAGGTACTACCCAGAGAAGGATGCTTTGTAGATAAGGATTGCTGTTGTCTATAAGGGTCATGACCAGCTTTATACAATCCTTTTGGTGCATTATTAATAGGATACTCATATATTATAACTGCACCTCTTATACTGGTACATTCATTATTTCTAAAGTAGAGTGGCTCAAGCTCTGCTTTAAGATCAGGTTTAAATCTTACTTTATTAAAACTATCTCTATAAAGTATTCCTGCCTGACCTTTCTTCAAGTATAATTTCTCTCTGACTACTACATTCAATTGATTCCTAAGTTCTTCAATTGGAAAGTCATTGAAAGAAACAGACAAGAAAGCTTCTGATGGTTTAAGTGGATATTCCTGTACCCTACCTTGAATAGATAAAGATGATCCAGAAGCTTCTACAATTTTCTTTCTGGTTTCTAATTCAAATTCAGTTGCTGCTTTCTTGTCTGAGTTACCTTGAGTGTCATAAAATCCTTCCATGTTCATAAATACAGGATGGAAAAAGCCACAATTGGTGTTGTCAGCATTATCATCCCATATATTCACAAAAGGTAATAGGTTAAATTCTACTGGATTGTAGAACATGTATGAAAAGTCAATAGTATCTCTTTCCATATCACCACCAGTACCAAAAATAACCATCTGTCCTGTTACAAATCTACCAGCCATTAATGAAGGTTCAGTAGCTCTAAATGAATCCTTTAAATTAGGAAACTTTCCAGCTTCTTCCATCATAATAAGCTTTGCATCTTTTCCCCTAGCTGCATCAGGGTTATCTTTAAAAGTAACAGCAATTAACTGAGATTGATAACCAGACTCAATTGCTATACCATTTTTATCTTCTTTATAACTTGCTTTCCTATGATCCTGTTTATCTACAAATTCTCTTGCTTTTGCCCAACCAGTATGTTTATTTAACCAGTTAATGTAGTTGGTTGCCATACCCATTGTACCTTCAGGATATAGGTATTTCTTTTCATAAGCACCAATAACAGTAATTGATTTTCTACTGTGATTGAAGATATTAGCAGCAATTGCAGCATTCTTATAGGAATATCCCTTTCTTCTGGATTTACCAACAATCATGTGATGACCACCATCAAGAAAATTCTCAGGAATTGTCATATCAAGATGAAGATCATGATATGATTGTATTTTCTGTTCTAAAGTTGTACCTGTAGTTCCTCTTCTTGCAATCTCTAATGCCCAGAAATAGTTAAAGTCACCATCCCAAAAGTGAGGGAATTCAGTGACTTTATCTGCATACATAGACTCTGTGATCATGTTTGCATCATCTGGAAGAAGACTGTTTAAATCATGATCAACCAGTTCTATGTTTGTAAAATTTAAGTAGAAATAATGATTACCTGTAATCTTTACCCCACCACATTCATATCCATCTTTACACCTCTTTAATTGTTCTTCCCAGTAATTTACCCATGCATTAGTTCCCCATAGTTCAGGACAGTAGTAACCGTACTTCTTAAAATGAAGTGCTTCTTCCCTGAACACATCTGTATTGATCCAAATCCCATTGGGATTCCTCACAGCAGATGTTTGAGGTTGGGCTTCAATTCTAATTTTACTGAGCATAGGTGTAAAGATTAATTAATACAAATGTATAAATATTTTTTTGTATATCAATATTTACTTTTCAAATGGATTAACTATTCTATTTGCTCTAACTTTTCCAGCTTCAAACAATTCTTGTTGCACTTTTGTTTTTAATGCTTCCAAATTATTCATTACAAGTGATGCCTGAGATAATCCTCTTGCAACATCTGATGGTTTATTTATTAATGCTCCACCTCTTGTCATTAGAGTCATATCAAGAGTTCTATAGTACATTTGTAACTTCTTAGCACCTTCAAGATTATCCAAATAAAATCTTAAAGTTGGAGAAGCTTCATCCCTAAAACTGCAATAGACAGCAATGCCTTCAAAGATTAAGTTGTCAGGTTGCCAGTCAGGAAGATTTCTAAATACATTTTCTCTAACCTTTGATTCTTTAATGTCATCATCATATCCAGCATAAGGATTGTTCTTTGCAAATGAACAAAGAAACTCAATATAAGTAAACTCAAGAGTAGCCATATCCTTTTTAAGAGATTCATCTCTTTCCCAAATATCATAAAATGGGTGTATCAACAATGTATTTACATTGGGAGTAACTGTTGTTCCATCTGTTACAAATAGTTCCATAATTTATTATTTACCAAATTTCTCTATTCATTCTTTCATATTTAGCAACCTGTTCTTCAAGTGAAAGACTATTAGGAAGATAAACTCTTTCAAGAGATTCTCTAATCATTTTACTATATTTTTTATCTTCCATGAAACCAACAGGTTTTGGTTTAATCTCTTCTTGCACTGGTGGTTCAATAGACAAGCATCCAAGTCTTTCACATTCTTCTTTAATTGCTTGATTAAATGCTGCTTCAAACTCTGGTGATACTATCCAGTTAGTAAATAATGTACCTCTTCTACCTGAGTCTTCAAAATTAATCTTGTGTAGCATCTTTGTCTTTATTAAATGGTACTTCAAAGATTTGTCTGTTCTTTTTAAACTCTTCCATTCTTCTACTAATTCTTTCCATTTCTATTTCATAGTCATGATCAGTCATTGCAGCAGGTTTTGTAAATACTGGATTAAGAATATCATATCCAGTTTCCCAGAATCTATTAGTCTGTAATGATTTCATAGTTTTTTCAGTAGTTTTAGGAGTACTCAAATCAATATCAGTAATTCTTTGATCATGTAATGGTTTGAATAGATCATTCATTACTTGTTCAAGTCTTTCTATAGTAAGATTATCATACTCAAAACTGGTATTTTCTTCAGCATCAATTATTTTAATACCAAGAGCATTTCTCTCAGTAATCATTACCTGCTTAAGACCTTCTATAATTTCTTTAGATAGTTTATCATTACAATATATTACACCTTTCCTACCATTAGGTGATTGAAAATCATATCTATGTAGCATAATTTAATTATAAAATTCAAGAACTCCTGTTTGAAAAAGAATAGCTTCAGTCTTTCTTCTGTAAACTAATCCCGGTAATACTACACCATCACCCATTATATATCTCTGAGTAAACCAGTTATAAATAATATTTGGAGCAGCTTTAGTTCTGATAAGTTTAAAAAGAGTTTCAGAACCACCAGTATTATAAGTATGAGAAACAAGAGAATCAAACTGATCTTGATTAATAATTAGATTCTGTGCATTTACTCTGTTCTCATATACTGGAATATCAGTAAGAAAGAGTTGATCAGCTTGTTCAATGGTTAAATCCTTAAAGAGTTCATTGGCAAGAGCTTCATTTTCTAATCCTTTAAGGAATTTACCTTTGTAAACAATAGCATGACCCCAACCTACTGTCCAAATACCTGAAGGACACCTCTTTGGTTGAAGTCCAATTCTCTGTAAATTACCATCATGTAACCCTTCATAATGTTTAATCAATTGAATACCTTTTTCACCTATTTTCATATCAGTTTAGCTTTAATGATTAATATATCAACCTTATTCTGATTATTCTCAGTATAAGTTACTGTTATAGATTTGATAAATAATAATTCTTTTAATCCAGTTTGTTTTAAATGTTTGGGAAAACCACTAACATTAACACTACCTGTAATTGTATTGGTATTCTCATACCATTTAACTGTAGTACAACCACATGAAGGTAAAAGATTGACAGAAGAAATCAAGCCAGCATGTGTAAAGGAGAATGATAGAGTAGTATTCTCTCTTACAACTCCCATATCTATTGACATTCTATCCCACATTATTCTATTTCATTATATTCTTGTTTACTAATATCCTGTTTATTACTTGGATAAAATTTAATTACAGTCTTATGGTTTCTCCAAAGTAATCCATTACTTATAATAATACCATTGTTTTTAAAAAATTCCCAAGTTGTTTTATTTACAATACAAGGATAACAATGTCCTTCACATGATTTATTTGTCATTTGAAGTTGTGTAGTAGTACAACCACATACTTTACACTGACCATTATTGAAACATTCTTTATCCATCATCACATCAATTCTAAAATCAATCTGCTCCTTGATATGTAAAGGCAGCAGGTTATTAATATCAAGATCATCATGATAATAACACCAATATCTGAAGTTTGCTCTAAAGTAATCAATGATTTCAGATAATGAATATCTAAAAGTAATAAGTTTAATCCAGTGAATCTTGTTCATGACCATGTAGTTTAAAGTAATTATCATGTAATCTCTGATATTCAATTAATTGATCTTCAGTGATTTTACCTTCAGAGAATTTCTTCTTCATAATATTAAGAAGACCAACTACTCTTCCGGGGAATACACAAAATGTGCCAAGATATTTAATCCTGATATCTTTTAAAGTAGCTTCTTTCATATTATTAGCTACCAATTTAAAAGGTGATCTACAGATTGCATAAATCTGAGCAGGAGTAAGGTTTGGATATTTATCTTTGATTGTTTCTGCAAAATCAAAGACAGTATCATCTGATCTCTTTTGCATAATTAATGATTAAGAATGTTAGGAGCAAATCCTTCAATGTTTACTAACTTAATCATGTAAGATTGCTCATCCCTATTAGGATGCAAGATAGGTAAAATCTTAATCTTCTCATTCTCTACTGACAATAATTTCTTTTTAGTGAGAGAAGTAATATAGTTTGAAAGACCCTGATGTGAAAGAGCTAATCTTTCTCTAATCATTTTCTTTGCTGTAGTTCCAAATCTATCATCCTCTAGGATACCATCAAAACACATAAAAAGAGAAAGAATTTCAATCTCCTTATTGGTAATTTTTGATGGCAGCAGACAGTTAACAATGGAAAGATGAGTCTGATAATAATCAAACATCTCTAATCTAAGTGTTTTTACAATATGCTTCATATTACTACTTTGTTTGAAATAAAGTCTTTGGTTTATAAAAGTCATTAAGTTTTTGTACAAACTCACTTAATGATAACTGGATAGTATATATATCACTATCAGTTAATCTCAGAGTACAATTGTTTTTATCTGTTGCCATATTATAAGCAACAATGTGCTGAGGATTAATATAGATAGTACCTATCTCTTTAACTTTTTTAGATTCTATTCCTAAGAGTTCATTTCTCTCTTTAGTTTGTTCATCACTATCCTTATCATATATCCAAAGGATAGGTAGTGCCATAAATCTTGGTTGTTCCATGATACTGAATTTTTAATTTGGTTGATGGATCAAAGTTAAGAATAAAAATGTACAGTTGTATATAGACTACAAATAAAAATGTAGTAAACTACAAAAATAATTTTATAAAATTTTTGGGAGAGTTGTGGTCATAGATAAAATTTTTATAAAAAGTATAGATGCTTAGACTACCTTAATCATGACCACCACCAAACTTTGAAGAGAGAAACACCCCCGTATAGGCAAAAGTTT